GCGAGGTCCTCGGCTCCGATGCCGGTGGCCATCTGTGTGATCTTGGACTTGTACTTGCGTTCCCACTGGGTGATTACCCAGAGGTTCGTGGTGACGGTCGCTTGTGCGCCATCGGTGAAGTCCACACGGAGTGTGAGTTTCATGTTGTTTCTCCCTAGTTGTTAGATCAGGACACGTCGACTGAGTACGATCCACCCTGAATGGTAATGTCGATCGTGCTCAATTCTCCCATCGTCGCATTGATTACTGGCAACGATGCAAGGTAGGCACCGGTCAACGTGAAGCCGGGGTTAGTTGCCGAGTAGGTACCTGGAGTCGTTGGTGCCGATGGCGAGACAATGACGTTGAACTGTGTGCCAACAAGGCTGGCAAGAGTTGCGTAGGTTTCTGATGCTGCGTAGCTCATGTAAAGGGTAAGCGTGAGCTCGTTGGCTTCAAGACCGCCGACATAGAAGCGAGCCAAGTCACCGAAAGCGGTTGACTCAAGAGCCTCGACTGTGCGTGTCAGGGTTGCTGCACTGCACTGGTCGCGGAGAGATACGGCCCCAATGAGGACGTCTGGGTTGGAAAGGTATGTGGTCGTTGTAGCAGACATGGGGTTTACTCCTCGGTGAGTTCTTGCTTGGGTTCTGTTTTAGCAGATTTTGTGGGTGCTTGTGGGGCTTCAGAAATAAAGCCTGCCTTCAGCAGATAGTCAATCACCTTGTCGGTGATGTACTTGTTGATCTTGAGCTTCTCGCCGACAGTGCCGACGCGATGCGAGTTTACGATGTAATCAGTCATGATGTCTGTGCCTGCATTGCAATAGTGAGGTCGTATGAACCGTAGTCCTGACCGCCGATGTTGAGTACTGATGGCCGTCCGTCGAGGACTGCCACATTCTTTGTGAGCAACGCAGCTGCAATGCTGAGAAGCACACGCAGACCATTGAGGTCCACAGGGCCTGTGCCGATTACACGGACAGGGAATGTCATGCGGACGATGTTGTAGTTGAGTGCGTCGAACGATGGGGCATCAAGAAACGCGCACGGCGGGTTAATCGCTTTCGGATCTGTGACGACGCGTAAACCTGTGATGGTTGACAGCGTTGCGGTGAGGTCGTCGATGGCCTCGTTGAATAGATCCGTGTAAGCCACTATGCGACCTGCGGACGGTTAATGCCGAGTAGCTGCATGACCATTGGGGTGACACCGGTGGACGGTGGAGCGCCCATGCCGTCGAAGGTAGCGATGGTATTAAAGCTGCCCTTCTGGCGGTAGTACGCAGCGCCGATCATGATGGTCCCAAGTTTGACGTCACCAGATGGAGCAGTCGTGAGGCTGTCCTGAAGGTAGCCCGCCTCGTAACGTCGGCGATAGGCGAATGCATTACAAGCTGCAGCGCACTGCGTCAAGAAAGCAGCCTCCTCGATAGAAGCCGTGCCGATGCCCACGTAGTCCTCGATGTCCGTAGCCGTCACCCAAGTGCAGGTCAGCGTCCATGTGCAGGTACCTGTCGGCAGTGCAGCGCTGAAGTCAAGGTCGTCTCCTTCATCACGGAAGAGCAACTGGTTAGGACGTGCCACTTCTGGATTAAACGTGAGTTCACCGGTGTCGGACTGGACGCCCGTGTACTCGTACTGTGGGCAGTCAAGCACCACGTGTGTGCCGTTAAGACCGTGGCCTAAACCAGCCAGCGTGATGCTTTGACCGACTTCAATGTCAGTTCCCGTCAGGGTCTGGACGACTGCGTAATCGTCCAGACGCTGATGAGAGATAACTGTAAACACCGCCATGGCGGCACCGCCTTTCGGGATTAGGCGATTGCGATGGACTTGACCTGATCGCCGTCAGCGATAAAGGTCGAGACGTATCCGTAGTAGGAGAAGGTGCGGCCCAATGTGCTTGGTACTTCTACCGACATGATTCCGCGGATCTGCTCATAGAACTCTATTGCAGTGCCACGAGCTACGACCATGGTGTTGTCGGCAAATGCGCGGTCGACGACCAAGTTCAAGCCCAGTGGGTTGAAGGTGTTCATCTGTGTCACGTTTGCGGTGCCCATTCCGTTTACACCCATGAGACCAGCTGCGCCGGTGTATGGGAAGATTGGGGACTTTTCTGCGTTGAGCTGGCTGCCCAATTTCTTCCATACGTCTGGGCTGACGAAGATGTGGTCAGGCAAGAAGTTGGTTGCTGCGAGGATGTCTGTTGCTGCGTCGTACAGTGCAGAAATCAACGAGGTTGGGTCGTTTGCTGTGACTGTCCATGTGGATCCTGATGCGGTGTCTCCTGCAAGGATTGCTGCACAAGCGACTGCGTCCGACTGCAACATGTACTGTCCAGCGAGGTCGCGCAAGATGATCTCCATTGCGGCTGGCGAAGTGAAGTCGATGTCCTGAGCCGACAGTGTTACCTGTCCAGCGAGGGTGGTCTTGCTCACCACGTTGGATGCAATCACTGGCGTGGTTGCGGAAACGCCACCAAGCTCTGGGCTCTGAGAGCCGACGCTTGGGTGGGTGGTCCAAGTAGGCCTGATGAAGGTTTTCTGAGTTCCACCGTCAGGAAACGCGCGAGCGCCCACTGCTGAAACGACTGGACGGATGTAGTTGAGATCCGTGAACACAGGACCGAGGACCATCTGGTTCAAGAGGCCGGGCGTGTCAGTCGTTAATGAGTCGCCAGCGGCGGCCTGCAATGCGGTCTGCTTTGAGATTGCAACTTCTTTTGCTGCTGCGTTTACACGCTGCCAAACTTCGCCACCGATGTGGTAAGCAGCCATGAACTCGCCAGCAGATGGCATGCCGAAATTGCGCTTAGCTTGTGCGGGGATTGGTGCGGTTGGTGTCGCAGCTTCGATTGCTGCTTCTGGCTGTACTGAGTCCACGGGTTCTGTCTCCTCGACTAATTCTGGTGTGGGTTCTGTGTCGGGTTCTGTTTCCGCTGACGCGGCCACTTGGGTGATGGTAGCACCTGCGAAGGCTGGTATGGGCACTAATGACAATTCCATCCAATCTGCTGCGGTAACAATCATGCGACCCTGATCGTCGTAGGAAAACTCTCGAGGGTTTACACCTACGGAAACATCCATAACGCCGTCGGCTGCAAGCACAAGTGCGTCGTCCCCAGCTTGGGTGCGTGAAATGTACATGCTTGCAAGCATTGCCTCATCGGTTGACACTCGCTCGGACACGATGCCGACTGGCTGTGACGAATCGTGGTACATGAAAACGCGAGGAGCCTTGCCATCTACAGGAAGTGAGCCCTCCTTAAACATGACCTCGGTGCCGTCGCTGACGGTTGCGAAAGTATTCCAAGGGACAGCAATCGCATCAATGCGGCGCTCCCCTGTTGGCTCGCCGGCAGCGGCGCTGACGGTGACTGTGTCTGATGTGAAACGGATCATGCGATTTGCTCCTGTGTGTTTTCTTCTGGTACTCGTGCGTCTTCTTGAGCCATGGAGGTCTCTTCAAATTCGCCGATGAAGTCGTCCACGTCAAACTCTACGAAGGTCCCGCGTGGGAGGATTGCGTCAGAGGACAGCGTCGATGCGATGCACTCTGCGTAGATCTTGGTGCCAAATGTCCAGAGGTCAATGCGTGACTCTCGGCTGTTGGTGTAGGCGTAGGCACCTGTGGAAACGCCGAGCAAGTACGGCGGGCAATTGCACAGTCGTGAGATGTCGAGAGCGCTGTAGTTGGCTGACTCAATAAGAAGCATCTTGTCCGGTGTTGCAGAGGTCGGCTCGTAAGAAAGAAACTCGTTTAGTGCTGCGGTCTGGTTGGTTGCTCGAGCAGCGTTGAAAGCAGCTGCAAGGTCGGCAAGTTCTTGGGCGCTGAGGGGCTCGCCTCCGGTCTGACGAAGGATGCCCGACGGAATCGCCGAGGCCGCATTGCGGTAGCGACTGTCTTCAACCTTGAGCGCTGTAGCAATGGTCTGCTCACCTTGGTAGATGATGCCTTGAACGGGGCTGATGAACTGGACAAGATCTTTAGGGTCAAGCATTGATCCGTTGAAGTAAACCTCGTTAGACGGGGCAAACCATACAGGTCCGACTTGGTCGGTGGTAGTGATAGATCCTGCGGGCAAGCGTGTAAACGATGCGGGGTATCCGTCTTGTGTCCTGCTGGAAATCCACCAGAACGCACGGCCAAAGAAGAAAAGGTCGTCAAGCGTCCAAGCCATAAGGGTCTCATACGGGATAGCAGGATCTGGGCGACGCAACCAAGAACGTGGCGCAAGGTCTGTCTCTTCCATTTCGCGTGTCTGCTCATTCCATGACTCGCGGTACATCTTTAGTCGCATAGCGCTGATGACGCTGGCATGAAGATCACGAGCACGGGAAACCGCTGCAACTTGCATCGCGCGATTACGCGCCTCGCCTTCTTGGTACGTGTAGTACTGGCCAATCATCGCCGAGCTTGCGCTGTTGGATGAGTATCCACCAACGGCAGCAGCTGCCTTTTGCACGGGCGGTGGGCTGATCTGTGCTTTGGTTTCACCCCTAGTGAATAAACCCATGATGACCTTTCGAAAGGGTGGCCACCACGCCCGACGCGTGGCGGTCACTTAGTGAGAGCATACGCTACTAAGAGACCACGAGCATGGGCTTCTGACGGTTAGTCGGTTTACTCACCAGCGAGATTGCAAACACCGCAACACGTGCAAGCTCGATGGGTCCTGGACTTTTCTGCGATGAGAGCACGGCTCCTTGGGCAGTCTTGACCATAACGGCGCGCCCGAGATGCTCAGCCAGTGCGGTCGACCCAGTGTGTGCAACCTTGTCCTCAAGGATCATCTTTTGCACAAGGGTGGTGTAGCGCAGCAGCTCACCGTATCCAACGACGCTGTACCGGCGAGAGTATTGCGTTGGCATGTGAATCTCAAGCGTTGGTGTAATCGCAAGGGTGGTGGACTTGTCCTGCATGACGCGGTCAATCTGTCGCCACATTTCGTCTTCTGTGTCAACCACAAATTCGACATGCACAATGGTCTTGTGATCCATCTGCACAGCGCGGACACCGACATAGCGAGCCTCCGAGATAGAGCTGTCAACGGCAAGCACACCGCCCGCTGGCATCTCAAGATTGGTATGGCATTTGCTCCAATCGCCAATGTCCCAAGCGCCACGGCTCGAGACCCACTGGTTGAGGTGGGCACGTTGAAAGTAATCCTTCTTGGACGCTGCACGGAGAGCCTTCATTGTGATCGTGGTGCCCAGCGCTGGGTTAGCCCACCGGTAGAACTCCTCGCCCTTAGCCTCAGGGGGCATGCTCCACTCAGCGAAATAAAGACCGTTGTTTTCGCCACGGTCAATGTCGCGTAAACCCTGCTCACGGATCTGCTGCATAAAGAGTGAGTCCGCATCTCCAGCCGTCGACCACATAGACAACAGGGGGTTACTTTTAGCAATCATGGTCGGACGGATGGCCTGATCCATAACCTCGCCGGCGATGTCGAAGATTTCGTCTGCCACCACGAGATCGTAAGAGCCACCGTGCAGGCGAGTTGATGCAGCTCTGACTTCCCACTTGGAGCCGTCTGGCATTGTGACTGACTTACGACCGAGGGCTTGCATCTGCTTAGCGCCGAAATGCTCGACAAGGATTGGGGCGACGGTGGCGTGGATTGCCTCGGCGCGGTCCAACATGTTTGCTGTTGACAGCACGTTGACTCGACGCCCCCAAGGATGAGTCAAGAACCAGCCGATTAAGGCCGA